AAGAAGACAGTCAGAAGAGTATGGTGATTTACCTCCCTACACAATTAGAATTGGTGATCAAGAAATAAATTATAGAAATTTAGATCCTATATCTACTCCACTAAAAATACTATTTAATAGTTTTGATTATTTAACTAACCTTGAGATGAGAAGAGAACAAGGTGAATTTGTTAATGCATCAGTATATAAAGAAACTTTACAGTATATACAAACTGCATGGTTCGCTATAGTAAATACAATAAGAGATGCAAATTTATTTGGTGGTATTGATCAACTGTTAAAACTTACAGATGAAATAGATGACACTAGTAAAGATAAAGAATATGATGTAATGGAATGGTTTACATCAAAAGTAAGATTACTTATACCAAAAACAGTTCAAAATGTTGCTTACCAATTTGATGATCAACTTAAAGATCCACAAACTTTAGAACAGTATGCTATGTCCATGTTTAAATCTGGAACGATTGCTAACTCATATACACCTTTAGGAAGACCAAGAAAAATACACAATCCATTTATGTCTAAATTTGTTGGACTAAATGTAATGGACACTAAGATAAGAAAAGAAGCTGTAACGAAAGAAGAGTTATATGCAGAAAGATATTTAATAGCTGCTGGTCAGGCTACTGGTACAAATTTTATACCACAAGTAACTCATAGGTTCTTACCAGGAATACAACTTAATATAACTAAAACAGCCGATGGTAAAGAAACTCTTATGGATCGATACATGAGAAAAACAAGAGAGCTTGGACTTGTTGAAGTTGTTAATGCTTATGCAAGAGCTGAACTTCCTTTTGGTACTCAAGATGTATCTAAAAGAGGAGCTGGTTTTACAAGAGTTAAAGCTGCTATTCAAAAAATCAGAGATCAAGCTATGCTTCTTACAATAATGGAAGAGGGTAAGACAGAGCAAAACAAAGATTTATTTGATAAGTTTATTAACAAAGAGGTTTCTAAATCACTTGCAAAAGCTGGTATGAATGAAGTGCCAGCTATCCTAAACATACTTAAACAACAACCACAATAAGGAAAAACTATGGCCTTTGCTTTAAATCGTTATACTGGCGATAACAGTACCACTACATTCAGTGTACCTTTTAGTTACCGATCAACTGATGATGTTGTCGTAAAGGTAGCTGGGGTTACACAAACAATTACAACTCATTACAGTTTTCCCACTTCTAATCAAATACAGTTTGTTACAGCTCCAGCTCAAGATGCAATAGTTGAGATAAGAAGAGCTACAAGTCAATCTACAAGACTCGTTGATTATGCTGCTGGTTCTGTCTTTAAGGAATCAGATTTAGACAACGATAGTATTCAGGCTTTTAATATGGCTCAAGAGTCTATTGATATTGCTAGTGATGCTTTAACGAAAGACAGCACTGATCAATATGATGCTACAAGTAGAAGAATCAAAAATGTTACTGATCCAACAGCAGCTCAAGATGCAGCTACTAAAAGTTATGTGGACTCTAATGGAGCTACTGTAACAGTAGGAACAGTAACGACAAACACTCTGAGTGCTGGTAGTAGTGCTACAGTTGCTATTACAAACTCAGGAACGACTCAAGCTGCTACTTTAAATTTCACACTTGGCATTCCAGTTGGTAACACTGGTGCACAAGGAAGTGCAGGTGTCGATGGTGAAACTTCACTTGCTGATGCTACAGCATTGGCTATTGCTTTAGGTTAAAGGAGAAAACATGGCAAACACATTTAAAATAAAAACTAAAGCTGCTGTATCGAACAGCTCTTTAGACACAGTTTACACTGTACCCAGTGCAACTACTACGATTGTTTTAGGGATGTCTTTATGTAACATCACGAGTAATGCAATCACAGCAGATGTGCAACTGGTTTCAGATACATCTGATACAGAAACAAATGCTAATATCTTTTTGTTAAAATCAGTAAACATACCAGCAAATACAACATTAGAAGTCTTTGGTGGTCAAAAGTTAGTATTACAAACAACCGATGTGGTTAAAGCTCAAGCATCAGCAGGATCTGCTTTAGACATGTCAGTATCAATCATGGAGCAAACATAGAATGCCTTATCTAGGTACAGTGCCTACAACAACATTTCAGACACTAGCTAAACAAGATTTTACTACAAGTGCCACTACAAGTTATACACTATCTCAGAGTGTTAGTTCAGCTAACGACATAGCTTTATTTATTAACAATGTAAGACAAGAACCAACTTATGCTTATAGTGCATCTGGCACTGCATTGACTCTTACAGCCGCAACTACAAGTTCAGATGATATGTACTGTGTATATTTAGGTAAAGCAGTAGGTACAGTAAATCCTGCTAGTGGTAGTGTAGGATTAGGAGAGTTATCAGCTACAGGAACAAAAGATGCTACAACATTTTTACGAGGTGATAATACTTTTGCAACTCCAAGTGGTGGTGCATATGAAACAGCATTGTTACATGTTGTAAATCAGCAAGCTACAAATACAAATGGAGGTGGAACTACTGCTAGTTCATTTGTAAAAATACCTTTTAATACAGTAAAAACAAATGAGATAACAGGTGCATCATTATCTAGTAGTCAAATAACTTTACCAAGTGGTACATATTATTTATCTGCACAAACACCTTTATATAGAACTAATGAATTTAAAATGATTTTAAGAAATACCACAGATAGCACTTATGATTTATTTGGTAATGGTGGAACTGCAAATCAAACTTATGCTGTTAATACTTTTGCTAGTATTGATGGTCGTTTTACTATCTCAGCACAAAAGGTATTTGAGATTCAAATGTGGACACAAAGGACTCAAACTAATGGATTTGGATATGGTGTAGGAATAACAGATGGTCAAGCAACAATATTTGCTTCGGCTAAAATATGGAAGGTAGCATAATGCCATTAAGTAAAATATTATCAGATTCGTTAGCAAGTGGTGTAGGACAAGGAGCTTATGAAACAGCTTTGCTTCATGTAAGAGATGAAAAGGCAACTAATACTCATGCAGGAGCATCATCAGCAGGAACAACACATACAAGAGATTTAAATACTGTTGTAACAAATGAGATTAGTGGAGCAAGTCTAAGTTCTAACCAAATTACGTTACCTAGTGGTACTTACTATTTAGAAGCAAGAGTACCATCATCTTTGTCTGGATATATACAACCTTATCTTTACAATACAAGCGACAGCTCATTTACTTTAATTGGTAATACAGGATATGCTCATCCTAATTTAAGTATGGTTAATCAATTAATTGATATAAGAGGTAGATTTACTATATCAGCACAAAAAGTTTTTGAAATTAGACATTATGCTTCACACACAAAAGGTACATATGGTCTTGGGTCTGGAGCAAACAATAGTCAAATAAATGTATTTACAGATGTACAGATATGGAAAACAGCATGACAAATCTTATTGAAAATCATATTGGTGTTTTTGATGATATTATTCCTGAACAAGATTGTAAGGAAGCTATGAGTTTTTTAGATAACAAAATATCTTTAGATCAAACATATACAAGACTTATGGCAGAAGGTGTAAGTGAGAATATAAAAAAAGACACATCTTATTTTCTTGAGCAAACAACAGTTGAAGAATGGGAAGAACCCTTAAAAAAAATATTTAATGGTGTAGGTATAGCATGGAATTCCTATAAAAGTATTACAGGTATTGCTGATTATTATAAAGAAGCACAATTTAGTTTTGAAACAACAAAGTTACAAAAAACAAAACCAACTGAGGGATATCATGTATGGCATATAGAACATGATGAGAAAAGATTTAAAAGAATATTATTTTTTATAACTTACTTAAATGATGATTTTGAAGCAGGAGAAACAGAATTTTTAAATATGCAAAAAAGAGTAAAACCAAAACAAGGTAGAGTTCTTATTGCACCTGCACATTTTCCTTATGTTCATAGAGGTAATCCTCCTATTAATGGAACTAAGTATGTGCATACAGGATGGGTTTATGTTAACTAAAAAAGAAAGGAGAGTAACATGGCTTGGGTAAAAATAGTTGATAACGTAGTTACACAGAAACAACCTTACCAAGAAGATGGGTTTGAAGAAGTATCTGATAATGTAGTATGTGGTCAAATAAAACAAAGTGATGGTTCTTTTGCCAATCCAACTCCACCAGAGTTGACATATGCAGAGAAGCGAGAGCAAGAATATCCATCTATTCCAGATCAGTTAGATATGCAGTATCACGATACTGTTAATACTACAACTACTTGGAAAGATGCGATCAAAGCTATTAAAGATAAATATCCAAAGGATGGTGAGTAGTGCCTTATATTGGTCAACAACCAGAGATTGGAGCATACAAAAAGCTAGATTCTATTACAGCAGTTAATGGTCAAGCAACTTATACTCTACAGTATAACTCTGCTAACTATAGTCCTGCTAGTGCAAATCATCTCATAGTAAGTCTAAATGGTGTTATCCAAGCACCTCAAGATTCATTTACAGTATCTGGTAGTACCCTTACCTTTGCATCTAATCTAGCTACAGGCGATTCAATAGATTTTATTTTAGTTTTAGGCGATGTTTTAAATGTAGGTACACCTAGCGATAATACTGTTACGAATGACAAGTTAGCTACTGCACCGACTATTATATCAAAAGGAGCAGGATCAAATTCAGGAGCAATAAAATTAAATTGCGAACAAAATTCACATGGTGTTACTATTAAAGGACCACCTCATAGTGCGGCACAAAGCTATACATTAACCTTACCAAGCACAGCACCAAGTGCAGACAAAGCATTAATTACAGATGGTAGTGGTAATCTATCTTTTGGTAGTGCAGGAGGTTTAACATTACTAAACAAAACAACTTTATCATCAGGAGATACTTCAGCTACTTTACAAGGTTTAATGACAGGATATGATTCATATTTAGTAATTTATAAACTTCAAAGGGCAGCAAATTTAATTGTAAGACTTACATTTATGAGTGGTGCAACTGAACTTACATCAGGATATCATTCTCAAGGACATTATTCTAATGGCACATCTTCTGCAGGTATAGGTGATGACTCGCAAAGTTTTATTAATTTAACATCAACTTGGAGTGGCAATCAAAGTGCTACAGCAACTCCAGTAAATGGGTTCTTTTATGTTATTGATCCTAGCGATTCAAATGATTACACATATATTACAGGTCAAAATACATTTTGGTCAACAAGTTCAAATTTAATTATTAATGCAATTAGTGGATCATCAACTACAACACAATCACAAGATGGTTTAAAATTTGGAGTAAGTACATCAAATTATGCTAATGGATTTATTAAATTATATGGGATAAGCTAATGACAACTTTATATAAAATAGTAAATGGGGAACGATATAAATTAACTACAGAAGAAATAGCTGAAGTAGAAGCTAAAAATGTAGAGTGGAACAATGGAGCTAAAAATAGAGCAATGGTTAGTCTTAGAAATAAAAGAAATGATTTGTTAAAAGAAACAGATTTTTATGCTTTATCTGATGTAACTATGAGTACAGAAATGACAACTTATAGACAAGCACTAAGAGATTTACCAAGCACTATATCCGATGATGATACAGCAGAAGATGTAGATAATGTAACATTTCCAACAAAACCGAGTGGAGGATAGATGGCTATTATAAGAGCAAACAATAATACACTTAGTTCAGTTACTGCATTACCTAGTGCAATAAGTACAGGAAGTAATATAATAGAAACTATACAATCACCTTGTGATGGTCGTTCAGTAACAGTTCCTAGTGGTACATACACTATGCCTAATGTTACAGCAGTTCAGAATTTAACTACCTCTTATGCTGATGTAACAGGTTCATCTTTTGCTTATACTCCACCAAGTGATGCGACAAGAGTTTTATATGGTTTAAGTTTATATTTTGCTAGATCAGATGATTACCCTTTGGCACACTTTAAATTTTTTGTAGACTCTGATGAAGCTGAAAAAGTTAGAAGAAATATTTATGGTAATCAATTAAGGCATTATGTAGAGTTTAATTATATAATAGAAATTGGTGGTACTGCTGATACAACTTTACCAAGAGTTGCTTCTTGGACTTCTAATAAAACAATGAAAATTCAGGCAAGAGAATATAGTGGTACTTATGAGGCTTCATTACATGCTTTGGTTGAATGGGATGGAACAAGTGCATCTGGAAGTGGAGCAGGAAAAGTTTATGTACCTCCATTTTTAACAATCATGGCTCTGAAAGATTCGTAATGCAGTTAACTAAAAACATAATAAGGTTCGGAAATTTTTTGATAAAAATACCAAAGGCTATGAAAGGTGTTTGGGATAAATCTGAAAACAGATGGGGTTACAAAAAAAATGACAGATAAGAATCTTCAAGATGTAGCATCAGAGATGGAAGCTCACGAAAGGGAATGTTCAGTATACAGACAAATGACTACACAAAGATTAGACTCTGTTGACTCTCGAATAAAAAAGCTAGAGGTATTGCTATGGTCATCAAGTGGGTCTATTATTGCCCTGTTGATAACTATAATACTTAATTTATTAAAATGATTGATCCAATTTCTGCATTTGCCGCTGTAAAATCTGCACACTCGGTAATAATGCAAGGCATAAAAATAGGTAAAGACCTAAGTTCTATGTCAGGATATATATCTAAGTGGGCTGTAGGTGAAGCAAACCTTGATGTCAAAGCAGAAAAGAAAGGCAGAAGTTTACTTGGGCGTTTTAGTTCAGTAGAAGCACAAGCAATACAAGCTCATCTTCGTAAAGAAGAACTACGCAACATGAGAAATGAACTGCGTGAAATATTTGCACTATATGGATCTCCGGGACAATGGGAAAGATTGCAGGCAGAGATTGCATCTGTAAGAGCAGAGAAGAAAAAACAACTAAAGGAAGCAGAAAGACTTGCAGAAAGAAGAAAGACCATTCTTATTTCTGTAGGTGCAGTAATTGGGGTATTGCTTTTTATTTATTATGAGTTAAAGTTATTAGAGATAATATGACAAATGAAGATTTAGACATAATGGCTAAAACAATGTGGGGTGAATCTCGCAATCAAGATACTAGTGGGCAAATAGCTGTAGCTAGTGTAATAAAGAATAGAGCAGAGGCTCGAAGGTGGTATGGAAATACACCAAAAGAAGTATGTTTAAAAGAGTGGCAGTTTAGTTGTTGGAATGAAGGAGATCCAAATAAAGAGAAAATGGAAAACTTGCCTAAAGTTGATGACGACTATTTAAAGTTATTGGGTGTAGCATATCTTGTAATGACGGGACAGTTAAAAGATAATACAGAGGGATCTACACATTATCATACGACTAATATTATGCCTAAGTGGGCACAAGATCAAAAACCTGTGGTTGTTATTGGCGATCATAAATTTTATAATAATATAATCTAATGTTACCCTTACTTGCACCTATAGCTAAATCAATATTTTCTACTGTAGATAAAGTAATTACATCTAAAGCAGAAAAAGAAAAGATTAAAGCTGAACTACAACATAAGATTATTACAGGTGATCTTAAAGAAATAGAAGCGGCCGCTACCGTAATACAATTAGAAGCACAGGGTACTTGGTTGCAAAGAAGTTGGCGTCCTATAATGATGTTATTGTTTGCAGGATTAATGGTTGCTCATTGGTTTGGGTTTACTGCGCCAAATATTCCTGAGTCTGTACAAAACTCATTGCTCGATATAATAATGATTGGTGTTGGTGGATACACTGTCGGGCGTAGTGCAGAGAAAATTGGACAACAATGGCAAAACAAAAACAAAAAACCATAATAGATTATTTGGAGGTAAAAATGTCAAGCATAGAGAAGGCTAGAGTGTACTGCAGTAGGGTTTGGGGTAAGATTATACTTAAAATCTCAAAGTATCCCCTGTACTCAGCTATAGGCGTTGTAGGACTAATTCTACTTTTATTCTACCTATAAAGATATTTCATCAATATTAGTGTACATATATTCGTACTCTACAGGTACAGTAATGATGTTACCTTTATGATCTTTTAGTGGATTTCCGTTTACGTCTACGAGTTGATTCTTGTTGTTCATATACTGTATCATCGGTAATTGAAAGTATATCTAAAAACAATTCTAAATTCAAGCAAACAAGTGTGTCGGCTCTGTCTCTGTGTAGGCACAGAAGATCAGCATTATCTTTCCAACGCTCGAGGGTTTTGAATCCTTCGCCGTTTGCCCGTGCTTTTACTTCTACGCTTAGTTTATGGAATGGTTCTTTGCGTATCTCAATATCATAAGGGAAGTCAGGTATTGCTCCACTCATTGGTTGTCGTCTTGCTTGTATACCATATGCTTTTATTTGGTTGACGATTTGGTTCTCAACTCTGTACCCTTTTCTTTTGCTAAATTTACCCATTTTTTGGCTCCACATCTGATGGCAAATCACTTGAGTGTCCATTAATTAAATCTTCGTCTGTAGGTACACCCCATAGCTTTGCTAAGTCATCAAGGGTTGCTTGCCCTGCCGTGCTTAATCTATCGTGATCCCAATATAGTTGTGCTATCAGGTGTTGTGTTTGGGTTGCTCTTTTACTCATAATATCTCCAAGTTTCTGGCACCCTCGCCTTTGGTTAGTTTACCTTTCTTTACCAACTGCATACATATTTTGTGTGCTTGTGAGGGTGAGGCAAAGTTAAGTTGTTCTGCTATTTCTTTGTATGATGGACTAAACTTATACATACTTATAAAGTCATCTACAAATTTATAAACACGTGATTCATTCTTCGTCATAATTATATATCCTCCGATCTAATTTAAAGTCTTTTACTCGTGTACATTTCATTGCTACAATATTGATAGGTGAATGTTTATATTGTTCTTGGACTCCCCACCAAGTAACAACATCACATTTACTTTGGAGTGGCAAGGCATACTTTACCCAAAGTTTGCCTTGATACTCTATCCATAATGTTACTATGAATATTTTAAACATTAGTATGGCACATCATCTTCAATAATAGGTCCTGCTTCTACGTCACTAGGTACTGTTTGATTTGCAGTAGGTGATGTAATAGTTGAAACATTGCCGTCAGACTTAGAATCCATTAGCTTCATTTCAGAGTTAAACCTATCAAGGTGTATTTCTGCTTTCACTCTTTCTTCTCCTGTGTCTGTCTGCCATTTTCTATATGTTAGTCTTCCCTCCAATAAAACTCTGCTTCCTTTCTTAGTATATTTGGCTAAGATGTCTGCTATTTTATCGTCCCAAACGACACACTTGTGCCATTCGGTTTCTTTTTCGCCCTTCACTACTCTGTTTGTAGCTACAGACAAGATGGCGTAGTTGGTGCCTGCCCCCGTTTGTTTTACTTCGGGGTCAGCACCAAGATTACCAATGATTTGAATCTTGTTATACATTTAGTTCCTTTCGTTTAGATTCATATTTAGCTATTGCCATTTGATATAATCCGGGATTAGATTTTCTGGCTTTAGCTATGTTTACTTTGTTCATTTCATAGTAACCCGTAACTTGCTTAACAGTTTTACTCCCTTCAATGCTACTAATAAATGATTTGATTGCATCATCATCTGCTGAACCTAACTTCTCATTGGTTGTGTCAAGTTCATCTTCTGAATATACAAAGCCATGCAAACCTACAAGTTTAAGTATTGCTCTATCTACTGCACGTTTTTCTGCCATAGCATATGGATAAGCAACCTTACTATTTTTTGGACTAGCCTCTCCGTAGGTAATGACTTTCATTTTGTCATTGTGTGCATAGCATTTAACTACTGCAATACCTTGTGCAGAGTTTGTTTCTACTTCTACAATGTCATCAATGACAACACCTGCTTTAGCTCCAACAAGTTCACAGTATTTGTGTAGCATTACAAGTGTTGCTTTACCTCCACGCTTTAGTTCCCAGAGTGCGTGTTCGGGTTTTAGATCATACTGCTGTAGTATTTTCTTTACTCTTGGTTCAATGTTACCCATCATATTAACCTCCTTTGTTTTCTTTGATGGTTAGGTGTCCTGCTTTTGTTCTTGATATCTTGATACCTGCACCTTCAGCAAGACGACAGTTGGCAGGTATTAGTTCTTTCAATACCTTACCAACTGCTCGGTGTTGATCGTATGATATTTTTGTTTCACGCCAAGTATGTGCATTAGCTACAAACTCATTGTTCTTCTCCATATCAATACGAATCATATCGTTTACTTTTATTGTATCTGTTAAATCTTGTATTAATTTTTCTGATTTTAATTTTTCTGGTTCTTTATCTTTAATTACATGTTCATTCCAAAAAGTTGATTCCATTTCATATAACATTTTTACATATTCATTATCTAATTGTATTTCACACCATTCGTATCTCATATTACCAAAAATTACTGAGAGGTACGCTCTATCCATCATAGCAACTTGCATATAATGTTGTAGCTGAGGCATATATTTGCGTATAACATTTTCTAAAGTGTTGTTGGCATTTGTATGCTTGCACTCTAGGACACATAATTTGTCACTAACATTTGCTATACCATCAAGACTAGCGTGACGAAATCCATCTGTGAATTCGTGTTTAACTCTATGTGATAATAGTTTATGTCCTGTTTCCTGCCAAAACCAATGCTTGTTAAGTTTTTCTGTAACAATGCCGATCTGTACAGGTAACACCCGATCTAAGTTGGCAGGCTCTTGACGCCCTGTCTTCTCTAGCCAGAGTGTGTGCCAATCACCTTCCATAATGCGTGTAGCATCTGAACCACCAATAGTTTTTGGTCGTTCTACTTTTCTCTTTGGTTGCATATTATACTCCTTTCGTATCTATTTTATAGCACTCTTGTACTACATTTGCAAACCTTTTTGTTTTTAAATAAGTATTTTCTATAAACAACATTCCGTGTTCGTAAGGTGGCTCATAGATAGCAAGAAAGTCTGCAGGTACAGGCAATCTTCTATACTTATAGGTTTTTATTAACTCCAATGTATACTCTTCAATAATACATTGAGGATACTTGGCTAAGATTTCACCATACATCTTCAACCCAAGTTCGTTAGGTACATCACACCCAAAGGTAGATGCACACATTTCTATAGCCGTGCCAATATATTTAGGATCGGCAGGCAACATAAGTTTTTGACAATGTAACAATGTCGTGCGTAATAGATTTAGATATTGTATTGCTTTGCTTTCTGTAGCTACATACTCATCTATTTTGTTTTGTTTGATTGCTAATAGCAAAGACATTGTTGATTCTTTCACGGCGTTCTTTAGTACCTTCGGAGGTTTGAGTTGTATTGGTCGTGAATTTTTTGGAACGCAATAACCAAGATCGGAAAGCATATTGCCAATCTGATTTAACTGTTCCACCTGCCCGATAATGGTTGATAAAGATTTTAAGTTCGTTGTCATAATTATACCTTTCTCCAAACTCTGATATGATCCATTGCTTAGTATCGTAGCTAGGAACAAATGACTTTGGAATTTGTTGTTGATGAACATTAAGAATAAGATTGAAACCAAGCACACTACACCAATTAATAAAGTTAATCATACTTGGTTGTTTCTTTCCACATTCCCATAATGAAACAAGGCTATCAGATACACCAATCTTTTCAGATACTTCCTGAGATGACATACCAAGATGTTGCCGCCTTGTCTGTAGGTCTTGCAGTATAACTTTATACATATTTACTGAGCAGTATTTCACACTCGGAATATGATAAGTCATCAGCACAACTTTGTCTAACCTCGAGAAACTTTGTATGTTTGAATCGTGGTAAAGATAAGAGAAGCCTTGCATAAAAAGGTTTGTGATTGTTATTTATCTTGAATTGTTTATCAGTGGTATCAATCATAGTTTCCCAACGAACACGATTAATTAACATTTCACTTGATAATTTTTTATGTCCTCTGTGAATCATATCTGTAGCAAAGTTGTGATATAATTCCCATACTCTTGGGTTATCAAGGTGAAAGTCAATAAACTCACACGTGTTAGTTGACTTGCCATACTTTAATGTTTGACGGTCAAAATGCATATCCATAATATACTCCTTTGTTTTAATGGATTAATAATGTGGGCGTTTGCTCATAATTAGGTACGCCCAAACCTTATCAACGTAAGGTACAACAATAAACCTTACAATCGATTCTATATATGTTCAGACCAATATTCATTCCATAACTCCTGAGTTACTTCCTGAAATTCTTTGTCCGTTAATTTATTTAATAGTGGTTTTACAGCAAATCTAAATTCATCAATGCATTCTGATTCACCTAGTCTTGCTGTTACTTCGGTGTCATTATATTTCATAACATCTTCCTTTCGTACTACTATTATACTATTTATATTCTACTATGCAACAAGTTCTTGCCATTGTTTAGAACCTAATGCTTTAGCTACTTCATCTTCTCTACGTTTACGAATAGCGTGTCCACGTTCTCCGTCAGTATGAGTAGACCAATAAGTAAGAGCATTGTACAACGCCCACTTAGTATTACCAAGCGATCTTGCTTCACGATCAAAACCTTCAAGTAATGTTTCTGTTCTCGTTACATTGAATGGTATAGAGTTAGAAGAACGCTTGAATGTTTTAGCTATAGTTTGTTCTAAGAACTTTTGAACAGAGTGTTGTTCTAGTCTAGTGTGTGCCCATTGAGCATAATCATTACGTGAGTCTGTAAAGAATTTTAATCCTGTCTGTACACGATCTGTAATGCTTTTGATATTTACTTTGGTTGTGTGTTTGAAACGCAATGTAGAAGCATTTACAGGTGTTGTACAGCCATTCATACACCACAATCTTAAGCCATCACATATGGTAGCAAATGCCCACGATTGATCATAAGAGTTAAAGAAGTTGATTCTAAACTTTATGATATCATCTTTCTGTGGTTCAATTACTAAATCATTGAAAGTTACAGACCCACGCATTTTTGCACCTGCTTCGTGCACTTGGATCTTAGTGCTGTAGTTAGTGAAGCCTGTCTTTTCAACACCTTCCATTACTCTATCTACAACATCTTTGTGTGATATAGGTTTGTACTTACTGCCGTGAATACCTAATACTTGACCGGTATCTGTGCGAACACACGCTCTGGCCATATCAGGTGGAACAGAATAGTTTTGATTACCAAAATTATCTGTCCTGTTTAGTGCTTCAAGTTCCACCATTTCTGTTGGAAACTCGTAGTCTTTTAATACATCTAACATAATTACTCCTTTGTTTTTTATTAGATTTATATTATTATATTACATCATACTTTTCCTTTCGTAAAAGATCAGCTAGTCCCTTTGCTTGTTCTTTAAGTATGACGAGAGAAGTGGTGATGTGTTCAAAATTATTTTGCGAAAGCTGTTTACTCTCGCATGAATCCAACGCCACTTCGATTGCACCTATACATTTGTTGATTACTTTCATTTCGTATTCACATTTGATTAGGTACTGCAATGAGTAGAGTTCCATATTATCTTCCCACCCATAGCGTTCTTCTAATGCTTCTATAGCCAATACATATCACCTCCTTTAAGCTGTGTATTGTTACTTAGCAATTTTTTCTAGTTCATCTACAGCGTGTGCAATTTCTTTCATACGCTCTTCGTACTCAGGTGCATACAACTTGTTTTCTATTTCAAGTAAGCATACATGTGTTAAGTGCTCCATCACACCATAGTAATGCATAGCCAAACGAAACTTATTATGAGATATTAGATCGTCAGAATATTTCGATTGTATGACATCTTGATATTCATTTGACATAGTTCTGAATGTATTTACACGATTGAGTTCGTGTGCTCTACGTTGATGAACTTCAGCTTCATAGTGATGTTGTTGTTCATCTGTTTTTAGATATTTAGACATTTTTACTCCTTTGTTAATTGTCTATAATTGATTACATATACAATGTAACCATATGACTACACATTACGGGAAGGAAATCTTGTGTAGTCATACGGATACAAAATGATGAATAGTGATGATAGTGCATAGTGTTTTAAATTTGGGATAGCGATACCAAAAAATCCACAAATTTCCCTATGTTACTGACGCAAATGCCAATAACAATACTCTATGAGTAACCAACAATCAACAATCCAAATACAACATAACATTAATGATAAACCATTAAAGGTAGGAAGATAATATATTGCAACAGGAATTAAGATAAGATGTAGTAACAAAGTAATGATGATAGTTATATTCATAATGCGAATCCTTTAAGTACGCCGCCCGAAGGGCGGCGAAAATTTTTTTATATGCAAAAAAAAAAGGGAACTGTTTCCAATTCCCTTTTAACTGACTTTATGCCGATTTTTGTTTTATGTTTATATATTAAAATTAATGAATTTTTTATATTCTTTTTCAAGTTCTTTTTCTTCGGCTACAACTTGCTCGGCTGTTTTATCCTTAGAAACAGAACTTTTTTGAATATGTAGATTTTCAACGCAAGATTCTACTGCGTGTGTCATCAACTGGTCGATTAAACTCAAATCAATAGAGTTTTTACAATTCCAATTATAATTTTTACACGCAACTAAATATTCATTTTCGCCTTTCTCATCTTTCGAGAATGACGGGTCCTCTTGCGATTTTACTTTTTCCCAATATTCTATTTTTTTATTGGAATTTCTTAGTGCACCAAGAACAAGATTGCCCAAACCTGCACAAGCACTGTGCGAGGATGACCAATTTTTATTTTTGGTTGATGGCGTAAGTTTAAATAGTAAGTCAACTAATGGTCTCACAACCTTTACGGCTTCTTCAAACTGTTCTGGTGTGTAAACGATTTTATTATATTTATATAGTTGTTTTGTCATTTTATTTTATCCTTACGACATAAAGTCATAATCACTCACTCTCTCAGTGAAATTTCCCTGAGGGGAGTGAGCGATAGTTGGCTATTTTGTTTTCTAAATCTGTTCAACAACAATCGGGAGTTTCGCGAATGAATGACTTCCCCACCTACTTGGGGGGAAGGCAGAAGGACTATTGTTGTTGAGGGCTGTCTGCCCTTGAAAGACAAATGTGCGAAGCACCGAGATACAACTACAGATTTGGAAAATAAAATAGCTTACGATAGCCACTCCCCTTAGAGAAATTTCTTTTTTATAATCCCTTTTATCCGATATAGCCGTTTATGGGAGTAAGAGGGGTTTTGTCGGCAGACTAAAAACAAAACCCCTCTTAAATAAAGTGGGGGGTAAGGGGTGTCAACCCCGTAAATTAGAAAACAGGTATGTTGACTTTTTTGATAGCTACTGATATATGAAGAGTATGTCCGTTGCAATCAAAGAAAGCAATAAGATTACACCAAGAGCAAAGAAACTTGTGGATACACTCGTATCAACGGGATGCACAATCACCGAAGCCTCCAAAGTAGCAGGATACAAAGGAAATTCATCCAGAGTAAGTGCAAGCCGTATGCTACGTAATCCAGAAGTACAGAAGTATATGTTTGAACAAATCACCCACAACTTAGGAATGAGTGCTGTCAAGGCTCAATCAAGGTTGCTTGATCTATGTACATCAGCTAAGAGTGAGTATGTACAACTAGAAGCTAGTAAGGATATACTTGACAGAGCAGGATTTAAAGCACCAGACAAACATCAGCATTTGGTCAAGGGTGATTTCAGTATTAATATAGACTTGAAGTGAGATCACCTGAATCATTGCTTTAGCTGATTCATATAAAGGGGATTTTTTGGTATCGCTATACCAAACCTGTAGCCGAACTTTTTCGGACACAGTCTATTAACAATAGGCGTCCGAAAAAACTGAGGCTGACATATACAGTAAGGGTTACTCAAACATTATAGTCGTTCAAGGTTCGTTGCTTGTAATTTTTTTTTTTTTCTGCTAAGGTTCGGTTATGACTACATACATAATTATTAATGTTTTGATCTGGATAATATTCTAATGCCTTCACCCGCTTGGACACGGAAAGCAGGAAAGAATCCTAAAGGAGGATTGAATGCAAAGGGTCGTGCTTCTTATAAAGCACAAACGGGTGGTACATTAAAAGCACCTGTTAAGTCTGGAGATAATCCACGAAGGGCATCTTTCTTAGCACGGATGGGTAATATGCCCGGACCTGAGAGAGATAGTAAAGGTAGACCTACTCGTTTACTTTTGTCATTAAAAGCGTGGGGTGCCTCGAGCAAAGCAGATGCTCGTAAGAAAGCTAAAGCAATGTCAATCAGATTAAAGAATAAAAAAAAGAAAGGAAAATAAAATGCCCGGATATAAAATGCCTAAACCAATGAAAAAGAAAAAGAAGAAGAAGTAATGAAAGGCGTACCTCATTACACTAAAGATGGTAAAGAACACAAAGGAGGCACTCATAAAATGCCTGATGGTTCTTTACATTCTGGAAAAACACACTCTTCTTCTAGTAAAAAATTATTTCATTTAAAAGAATTGCCTGCAAAAGTAAAAAGAAAAGTCTTAATATTGACAAAAAAGAAAAAGAAAGGATAATAACTTTATGGCTAGTTATTCACAAATGTCGTATTCAGAAGCACTTCGTAAAGAACCTACGAACTATAAACTGCGTGCTATGGGTAAAAAAAGGTATGACCTTAAATATAAAAAAGATAAAAGTGGTAAAACTACAGTTAAGATTAGTACTAAAAATGATCCAAAAATTTATCCATCTTATTCAGAACAAGTTGAAGAAAAAGGGAAGTCTTCTTCCAAATCATTACTTAATCGCAAAGGTTCGGGAACACAGCAAACTAATTATGATGATATAAGAAAACCCGGACAAGTAGGCACACCTTCAGGAGAAAAAGCACGAGAAAGTCAATCAGCAGGAAAAGATAATAAACCACAAACAGGTAAACAACTTGCGGCAATGTATGGTGCAGGAGCTACGCTCGCAGGAACTTCATTATTAACACGGAACAAACAAAAACAAATTGAAAACAAACAAAAAAGAATTACTGATCAAAGAAAGCCAAAAAAAGTTACGGATAATAAAGTAAATCGTGAAACAAAAATTGAAGTAAATAAAAAAGGTGAAGCTAAAGAAGTAAATGCAAAAGATACCAAAGTACAAAAAGCTAGAAGGTTAGCTGTAAAGGCAAAAGAAAAAGCTAAAGAAACAGGTAAAAAAGTTTTATCAAAAGCTAAAGATATTGGAAAAAAAGCAGGAACAAAAGCAAAAAGTTTATTAAAATTCAGAAAATTTTTTAATCCCGGAACTGCCGCAGGTTCAATAGCATTTGGTGCAAGTGTGCCAAAAGCATCAGCATTAGAAGATTTATCAGTAGCACAGCTTAAAAAAATGGGAATGTCAGATGCCCAAATTAAAAAGTTAAAAGGTAAATAACCTAACAATGCCAAAAGAAAACAAAGTTCTTGCACGTAATAAAAAACTTGCCGAAACTATGGTGCGTTCTGAAAAAGCAGACCTTGAATTACATAGACTAAAACAAATTAAAGAGTATGCAGAATACAAAGTAATGAAAGGTCATTCAAAAGAAGCTGCAATGAAAATGGCAAAAGCACATATTCTAAATAACAATGACTAGAGATTATAAGAAGGAGTATGAAAAATTTCAATCTTCTACTTCGTCAAAAAAAGATCGAGCAAAAAGAAATAAACTACGGAGACTTTATCTTAAACTAAAAAGAGTACAAAAAGGTGATAAAAAAGATATAGATCATAAAGATGGCAATCCTCAAAATAACTCGCAAAAAAATATACAAGTAGTAAGTCAATCAAAAAATAGGGCAAAAAAATGAGTTCAGCCAAAAAAAAGAATCCCTCTCTATGGAAAAGAATTGTTGCTCGTGTAAAAGCACAAGCATCACACGGAACTGCCGCAGGTCAATGGTCAGGTAGAAAAGCACAAGCGGCCGTCAAAGCATACAAAAAAGCAGGAGGAGGGTACGTTGGCTCCAAAAACTCCAAAAACTCTTTATCTAAATGGTCAAAACAAAAATGGCGTACAAAGTCAGGAAAAAAATCATCAGAAACAGGAGAGCGTTATTTACCATCTAAAGCTATTAAAAAATTATCAGCAAAAGAATATGCACAAACGTCAGCTAAAAAGCGTAAAGATAAAGCTAGTGGAAAACAATTTAGTAAACAACCAAAGTCTATTGCAAGAAAAGTAAGAAGATTTAGAACAGTATGACAATATTTACCAAATATAGTATTAGAGAAATAGACACACTACGAACTGTAGTTAAATCACAACATATGAAACATTATCCAAAAGAGATGGTAACTAACTATGAAGCTGATAGAATAATAGAATCTCTATCAGAACAAGCTAGAGAAAAATTATATGAACTAGCAGTTAATTATGGCATCACTAAATTATAAACCTGATGGACAGGTATTAAAAAATTTTTTAAAAGATGATACTTTTTTTAGAGGAGTACGAGGACCAGTAGGTTCTGGTAAATCAGTAGCGTGTTGTATTGAAATAATAAAACGAGCTATATCTCAAAAACCAAATGACGAGGGCATACGAAAAACACGTTGGGCAGTTATTCGTAATACTAATCCACAGCTTAAAACAACAACAATTAAGACGTGGTTGGATTGGTTTCCAGAGGAAGATTGGGGAAACTTTACGTGGAGTGTTCCTTACACACATAAATTAAAAAAAGGAGATATAGATTGTGAGGTAATCTTTTTGGCTCTTGATAGACCAGAAGATGTAAAAAAATTGCTATCTCTTGAATTGACGGGAGTGTGGATTAATGAGGCACGAGAAATTCCTAAAAGTATTGTTGATGCTTGTTCTATGCGTGTGGGTCGTTTTCCTTCTATGCGTGATGGTGGTCCGACATGGTATGGTGTTGTTTGCGATACCAACCCACCAGATACAGATCATTGGTGGGCAATTATGGCAGGTGAAACTGTTATACCTGATTACATAAGTAAACAAGAAGCAAAGATGCTTATCAAACCAGATAATTGGAAATTTTTTAATCAACCACCTGCTATGGAAGAAATTAAAGACAAGAACAATCAGGTGGTTGAATATAAAAAGTATAATCTATCTGAGAATAAAAACAATCTTACGGAAAACTATTATAGTAATATTATAAGAGGTAAAACTAAATCGTGGATAGATGTATATGTTTTAAACAAACTAGGACAGGTAGAGGATGGTAAGCCTGTATATGAAGCATTTAGACAGGATGTACACGTTGCAAAAGGTGAATTAGCAATAGCAGAAACATTACCAATCTATATGGGCATTGATTTTGGTTTAACACCTGCTTGTGTATTTGCACAAAAAATAAGAACAAGATGGATAATATTAGAAGAACTAGTTGCAGAAGATATGGGTATTGTAAAATTTTCTGATCTTATGAAACAATCTATGGCAAAATATTTACCAAGACCATTTCATATATTTGGAGATCCTGCAGGCGATCATAGAGTGCAAACAGATGAGAATACACCATTTCAAATACTTAGAGGCAAAGGTATAACTGCACGCCCTGCTCCAAGTAATGATGTGCTTATACGATTAGAAAGTGTAAATGCTACATTGACACGAATGGTAGATGGAGAATCAGGCATTTTAATAGATAAGAGTTGTATTAATTTAATACGAGGTTTTGCAGGTGGTTATCATTACAGAAGACTCCAAGTATCAGGGGAACGCTATGATGAGCGTCCAAATAAGAATAGATTTTCACATATACATGATGCACTTCAATATTTATTATTAGGTGCAGGAGAAGGCAGATCGTTGACGATTGGAGGAAAATATAGTAAACCTATAATAGCTAAACGTAATTTTGATGTTTTTAATGTTAAACCTAAAAACATCTATGAAAGAAGGAGGTAACTATGTGCGGAGGAGGCGGAGGATACAAACCACCACCACCACCACCACCTAGTCCTTATGAAAAAACTTTAAGGCAACAAAGAAGAGAAGCTCGAGCTGAGTCACTAGCAGAAAAAGCTAAGTTAAAAGATGAGCAATATCAAGACTCTGTTGCTACTCTTTCAGGTAAAAGAGGCAGACGTTCTTTGTTATCTGGTAGAAAAGGTGGACAAGGATTTATGGTGCAAGGTGATATTCAAACTAGAAATACTCTTGGAGTATAAATGGTTGTAGATGTTAAGCCACAGGTAACTATAGATTATAGTGAATCTAAAGTTAAACAGCTATTAGCACGTTATAGAAAAGCTAAAGCTGTAAGAGATCAATGGACTCCTATTTTTGAAGATTGTTACGAATATGCTATGCCACAAAGAGAATCTTTTTATTCTGAAAGTATTGCAAAAAGAAGAAGTGAATCTATATTTGATGAAACAGCTGTTGTTGGCGTGCAAGAATTTGCATCTCGTTTACAAGCAGGCATTGTACCCAACTATGCAAGATGGGCAGATTTAACTTCCGGAACAGAAATACCTAAAGAACAACAAAAAGAAGTTAATGAAAACTTAGATCAAGTAACTGAATATATATTTGAAATATTACAGAACTCTAATTTTTCACAAGAAGTACATGAAACATTTTTAGATTGTGCAGTTGGCACAGGTGTATTACTTGTTGAAGAAGGTGATGCTGTACAACCTATTAGATTTAGATCAATTCCGTTACCACAAGTATTATTAGATTCTGGTTATGATGATAAGATAGATCATATATTTAGAGAGCGATATATAAAGTTTAAACAAATAATGATTGCATATCCTAATGCTAAACTACCTGAACAAATGGTGCAGGAGATGAGCAAAAATCCAGATCAGGATTGTAAAATAATTGAAGTTGTATATAGAAACTATGAGAACAAAAAAGAAGAAGAATACACATATTGTGTAATATCTGAAATGTATAATGCAGAATTATTTTCTAATACATTTAAAGGTATTGGTTCTAATCCATTTATTGTATACAGATGGAGTAAATGTGCAGGAGAAGTATATGGTCGTGGACCACTTCAATTAGCTTTACCTGCAATAAAGACAGCTAATTTAGTTATAGAACTAATACTTGAAAATGCACAAATGGCAATCTCTGGAATGTATCAAGTTGAAGATGATGGTGTCATTAATGTTGATAATATACAATTAATACCCGGAACAATTATTCCTAAAGCTGTAGGAAGTAGTGGTTTAACACCTGTCGCACCTGCAGGAAACTTTCAAGTATCTGATTTAGTGATAAGAGATATGCGAACTAATATTAAAAAAGCCTTATATAATGATATGTTAGGTAATCCTAATGAGAAAACACCTATGTCTGCAACAGAGGTAGCAGAACGTATGGCTGACCTTTCTCGTCAAATAGGTGCGGCATTTGGTAGATTGCAAGCAGAACTTGTAAATCCTGTATTACAACGAGTTATTTACATTTTAAAAAAACAAGGACGAATCAATATACCTACTGTTAATGGTAGAGAAATAAAAATACGTTCATCTTCTCCACTAGCACAAGCACAACAACAACAAGATGTAGCAACTATAGATAGATTTGTTGCAATGTTACAAGGTAGAGTTGGTCCACAGATTACAAACTTATTAATTAAGCAACAAGATATGGCAAAGTTTATTGCTAAAAAATTAGGTGTTCCAGAAGAATTAATTAGATCAGATGAGGAAATGATTGAAGCAGGACAGCAGTTACAGCAGATGGGTGCTAATATGCAACAAGGTGGAGTTGATCCAAAACAAGCATCAGATATTGCAAAATCATTTACAGGGTGATATAAAAGTAGAATGAAAACAAAACCTAATCGTATAGTAGGATTAGATAATTTTGAACGAAGTCCTGACGAAGAAACCCGTCTTAATTTTATCTTTGAAAGTGTATTTAAAACTGATGCAGGAGCAGAAGTTCTTAAATATCTTCGCCAAATAACTATAGAAGCAGTAGCAGGTTCAGAAATATCTGATAATCAGTTACGTCATATAGAAGGTCAACGCTATATTGTAGGTTTAATACAAAGAAGACTTAATAAAGGTAGAAGTCAAAACATTATAAAGGAGAAACAAAATGTCAGATAATGCTGAAGAAGTACAAGAACCCATACCTGAAAACATAACACAAGACCCACAACCAAATCCAGAACCTGTTGAAGGTAATGTTCCACGTGAAACATTTATACAAGAAAGACCAGAAAATATACCTGAAAAGTTTTGGAATGCAGAAACAGGAGAAATACGAACAGACGAATTATTAAAATCTAATGCTCATCTTGAACAATTTGTTGGTGGTAAAAAAGAAGAACTAAGAGATGAGATTATAAACGAACTATCTGCAGAAGCAGAATCTGATATGCCAGAAGAATATACTTTACCTGCGTTACCAGAAACTGTTACAGAAGAAGATGTAGCAGAAAATCCATTATTTGATTGGTGGGTTGACCATTGCAAAGCAAATGCCTATGACCAAGAAATGTTTGAAGATGGTATTAACTCATTTGTTACTGCGCAAGGACAGTATGCACCAAATCTTGATGCAGAGGCAGAAAAATTGGGAGAGAATGCACAGGCACGATTAGATGCTGTTGACTCATTTACACAAAATTATTTTGCTCCTGATGATTATGAGTACATACAAACGACACTCGGTCAATCAGCTCAAGGTATTGAAATACTTGAGCGTGTTATGGAATTGCAAAATCAAAATATATCAAGAGCACCTACTGAACCTGCCAATAGAATGACAATAGAAGATGTTCGTTCTATGATGAAAGACCCAAGATACTTTGATCCGAAAGAACGTGATGAATCTTTTGTCAGGCGTGTAGATGATGCATTTCAAAGATTGTATAGATAATGTATATGGACATAGCAGTTCCTGATGATTGTTTTGAACTTGCTCCAAAAATAAAACAAACAGACAAATATGAACTTGCTGTAATGGGCAAAGATCCTCTTTGGGTTTTATTGTATCCATTCAGAATTAATAGAGAAAATGTACATACCTTTGGCGTTTACAAAGATGATGGCACAATAGTAGCTATGTTTGGTGGATGTGGCTCACACGCTAATCCAAAAAAAGGAACAGCTTGGTGGTTAAGCACACACGAACCTTTTGAAAGTTTTCACTATATGCGACACCAGAAACGTGTGTTTCAATGGCTTGCTAGTCATTATTCATTTATGTGGAATGTGGCTACTGAAGAGCAAAAAACAACTCTTAGATGGGTTGAATATATGGGATTTACAATTTCTAAACGTCCGATACTTGTCAAGAACGTAAAAATGAAGTATTTTAGTATTGAACCGAAAGGTTTTAAAGGTGAACCCATAGATAATGTGTGTGGCCCTCGTTGGATAACCCGATATCAGAAATCTGCGGACAATTCATAAACTGTAATATTAACTTTATAGGAGATAGTTATGGCAACTTCCATTACTACTGCCTTTATTAAGCAGTTTGAATCAGAAGTCCATATGGCATACCAACGTATGGGTTCTAAACTGAGAAATACAGTAAGACAGCTTAATAATGTAAAAGGCAATCAAGCGAGATTCCAGAAGGTGGGCAAAGGGTCTGCGACTGAAAAGTCAAGACACGCTAATGTTCCAACTATGGAAGTAACGCACAATACAGTTGATGTAACTCTATCTGATTTCTATGCGGCAGATTATGTCGATAGACTAGATGAGTTGAAAACTAACATTGATGAAAGACAAGTTCTTTCTCAATCAGCCGCCGCCGCTCTAGGTAGAAAAACAGATCAATTAATTATTGATGTGTTAGATGCGGGGTCTAATAGTAACAATGTCGTACATGGTTCAGCAGGTTTAACTCTTGCTAAATCATTAACAGTTTACGAAGCATTTGGTGAAGCAGATGTACCTGATGATGGACAAAGATATTTTGTTGTATCACCTGCAGGTTGGGCTGACCTATTACAAATAGATCAGTTTTCAAGAGCAGAGTATATTGGTGAATCAGAATTACCATATGCAGGTGGCCTGACAGCAAAAAGATGGCTAGGGTTTATGTGGTTTACATTCTCTGGTTTGTCTATTTCTAGTACAACTAGAGATTGTCACGCTTGGCACAGATCATCAGTTGGTCTTGCTATGGGTTCTGATATCAGAACTGAAGTAAACTATATCCCTGAAAAGGTCAGTAATCTTATCACTTCATATATGTCTATGGGTGCTGTGATGATTGACAATGATGGTGCGATAGAATGTCAAATAACAGAATAGGAGAAACATTATGGCTTTTACTCAAGCAAACTTAAAAAAGATTGCAGGTGGTGGAGATCAAAATGTTTATCTCTACAACTCTACAGATGCTGTAAGTACTATTATAGGATCTGGATATTTTAATAATGCTACCAATCAGCTTAAACAGAATGATGTAATCATAGCTGTTGGGTCAACTGGTGGCACAAGAACAGTAGATGTCATTGTTGTATCAAGTGCAACAGCGGCGGCTACTGTAACAACTATTAATGGTACATAGGATATTGGGGGAGGCAACTCCCCCGATATTTAAATTATGGTAAGTAAAATAGATATATGTAATCAAGGTTTAGTTTTAATAGGTGCAAATACTATTGCATCATTTACTGATAATACAGTTGAAAGTAAGGTGGCAAATCAATTATATGAAACAACACTAAGAGCATTACTTACAAAAGCAAGATGGCGATTTGCATCAAAACAACAACAACTTTCAAAACTTTCTACAGACCCTTTAGATAAATGGGATTCAGCATATCAAATTCCTAATGATGCTATACTAATACATACAGTTACAGTATCAGATAATGTAATAGTTTTTGATAGATATGGAGAAGAATTGTTTACAAACACAAGTTCAAGTGATGTAGTTATATGTCATTATACATATCAACCACACGAAACAGAGTTTCCAGATTATTTTACACAATCGGTTGTGTTTGAACTTGCTAGTTTATTTGCAGGAGCAATAGCAAGGAACGATCAATTATCACTTCTATACGAAAAAAGAGCAAGACAACAATTAGTAGTTGCTCGAAGTATGGAATCACAAACACAAACAACTAGAAAACTAAATACAAGTTTATTAATAGAAGTTAGAAACAGAGGTACTGCAGATGGTATTAGAGCAGTTTTACCAAGTAGCAGTAGTTAATGAATGGCAACACAAAGAGTACACCAAAATAGTTTTACTCGTGGTGAAGTTGACGAAACGCTTATTGCCAGAACAGATTTAGGTGCTTTTCAACAAGCACTTAAAAAAGCAAGAAATGTTTTTGTTTTAAATCAAGGTCCGGTAGAAAGAAGGCAAGGTACATTATTTAGATATGATTTAGGAGAACAGACTAGAATAGAACCATTTATATTTAATGAAAATCAGGAATATATATTAGGATTCCAAAATACAAAACTATTAATATTTAGTACAGCAGGCGTATTACTACAAACTATAACAGGTTGTTCTTGGGTAACAGCAGAGTTATTTGAACTTACATATACACAGCAAGCTGACACAATGGTTGTTACACATAAAAATTTTGCACCAACAATTATTAAAAGAACAGGAGCTACCACTTTCACTAAAGAAGACTTTGCTTTTAAAACGTCAACAAATGGTGAGCAAATATTTCAACCATATTTTAAATTTGCAGATGATAATATTACTATTGATATAGATTCTACTGCAAAAAGTGCAGATGATATTACTGCAGAAAATATATTAACAGGAACTACATATGTAATTAAAACTGTTGGAACTACTGATTTTACAGCATTAGGTGCTTCCGCAAATACTGTAGGTGTTCAGTTTACAGCAACTGGAGATGGTACATCAACAAGTGGTACAGGCACAGTTGATTCATATGTTATAGTTACAGCAAGTAGTTCGTATTGGACGTCAAACTATGTAAATAAAACTATACGATATCACGGTATTGAAATACTATTAGATACATATACTTCTGCTACAGTTATGCGAGGAAGATTACAAGCAGATGTAAAAATTGAACTTGATGACGACCCATTTAAAGCAGAAGAAGGAGATAGCACAGTAACTGTTTTGCATCCACAACACGGATTTACAAGTAGTGCTACAATAGAAGTTGAAGGTGCTGAAGCTATTTTAAATGAAGATGGTGTTGGCATAACTGCGGCAAATCTTAATGGTAGTAAAACTATAACAGTATTAGATGACGATAGATATACATTCGAGGCTGACGCAAGTGATACAGGAGGAGATTCTGGAGATGGTGGTGGAACCAATGTAAAAATTATTGCACATCCTCCAACACGAGCGTGGGATGAACAAGTCTATAGTAATGTAAATGGTTTCCCTACAACGTGTAAGTTTCATCAACAAAGATTATTTTTTGCAGGTGGAGCAATAAGTGATTTTATAGCAAGTAGTAAAACAGCAGACTTTTTTAATTTTAGTGTAGGTGAAGGTGAAGATACTGACTCTATACAAATATCGATTGCATCAGATCAAATTAATGAAATACGACATATTATAGCAGGTAAACATTTAGAAATATTTACAAGCACGGGTGAGTTTTATTTAAAACCACAGACAGGTAGACCACTTACGCCTTCAGATATACGAATAGAAAGACAAAGTAGTTTAGGTTGTACACAAACGTGTATGCCACGATTGTTTGATGGTGCGGCAATTTTTATACAACCAAACGGAAAAACAGTAAGAGAGTTTTTTTATAATACAGCAACAGAAGATTATGTTCCTACTGTTATTACATTTCTTTCACCACAAGCTGTGTCTAATCCTACAGACACAGGTATTATAAAATCAACAGGTAAGAAAACAGAACAAATGATTATCTTTGCTAATGATAATGGAACACTTGGCGTATTTTCTGCACAACGTCAGGAAAAACTAGCAGGATGGGTAGTTTGGGAAACTGATGGAAATTTTGAGTCAACAGCCGGAACAACATCATTTTTATATGTTGTTGTAAAAAGAACGATTGATGGTGCAACAAAATATTATTTAGAGCAAATAGCTAATTCACAATATGCTTTGCCTACAGATTGTTCTGTAAGTAAAACTATAAGTACTTCTTATCAACCACACGGGACAGTATTGGTTAATGGTGCTTTTACATCATCTAAACAACTTACACTAGATGGATTTAGTAATGCACCAACATCAGGAGAAAAATTTAAAATAGCATCAGGATCAACAGAATACACTATACAAAGTGTTAATGCTACAGGTGTGTCAGGGGAATATATAGTTATTATTGATCAAGCTGTATCAGCATCTAATAATGCAACAATAGAATTTACAACAAGTAGAGTATTTACAGGATTAGATACAAATCCAGATTTAACAGGAAAAACAGTTCACGCTACATCAGGTTCTAATGAAGATGATGATATACGATACTATGGCTCATCAATAGTAAGTGCAGGAGGTGTGGCAAACTTTGACTTACCTGCAACTGCCTGTGATATAGGATTAACATATACAGTAGAAATAGAAACATTACCAATGGATTCAGTACAACCTGTAAGAGGATTAGGATCTACATATGGATTGCCTAGGAAAATAGGAAAAACTATATTAGAATTATCTAAAACGTATAATTTACAAGTAAATGGAAATGATGTATTGCTTAATGATAATGGATTACAAATGGTAGGATTTACAGGGAAAAAAGATATACATACACTTGGTTATTCACAAACACCTAATGTAACAATTTCACAAACTGTTCCTGTACCTATGCGAATAGTAGCAATAACTTCGGAGGTATATTACTAATGTGTGGTGCAATATTAGGTTTTTTTGGTAACTTATTTAGTGATGAATCTAAGTATATAAAAGCTCAAATGGAAATGGAGCAACGTATGGCTATGGAAAAGAAAAAGCAATACGAAGAACAAGCAAAAGCAGAAATGCTAGCGGCACAACAAAGAGCAAATGATATAAAAGAGCAAGCACAAAAACTTAAAAAAAGAAACTTAGCGGCATTTGGTGCTAGTGGTGTAGAAATTAATGCACCAAGTTATGGTGCTTTTTTACAAGCAAATAAAAAGGCAACAAGTAAAGATGTTAATAATGCTAGACTAATGGGAATGGAACGAGCTAATAATGCTATGCTTGGAGCAAGACAAGCTGTTATGGAAGGTCAAGCGGCAGGTATAAGAGGACAAGCACAGCTATCTGCTAGACGAACAAGACTTTGGGCATCAGCAGGAGATGCTGTAGGAGAAGCAATAGGATTTGGAATGAATGCTTATAATTTTAGTAAAACAGGCACATTTTAAAAATGGCTGAAGAATACAAAAGACAGACACAATATGCACCACAGATTAGAGTTGTTGACCAATCTGGTGGTAGAGCGATATCAAGAGCACTTGGGGAAGCGGCCGCTCTTGAAAGAGATTCAGAAGCTAAACTTGTACAAAGTATTGCAGGTGTTGGTAAAGAAGTTGATAAAGCAAGAGCAAAGTCTGCTGTAGATGATTTTGCTGTTGAATTTGAAGAAGTAGAAATACAAGATGATGATGGCAAAATTCAAAATATTAAAAGACCTAAACCTATAAATAGACCATTGTTCTTTACAGACGAAGCAGTTAAATTATTTGATCGTTTTGCTATATCAAAAGCAAAAGCACAAATTGGTTTAGAATTAGATAAAGAAGCAATGAATATTGCTAATAAAATAAAATACGACATAGGCGGTACATCTGATGACTTTAATGGATTAATGACACCAATCGTTGAAGCATATGCAGAACAACTGCCAAGTACATATAAGCCAATACTTGATATTACTATGCAGGAAATACAAGCACAACACTCTAATAGTATTGATGCTTACCATCAAAAATTACAAGTAGAAAAGAATAGTGCTGAAGCTGAAGAAATGGACAATATGTTTGCACAAAAGATTGGTCTAGCACTTCAATCTAATTCGTATAATAAAGCTAAACAATATATTTTAGAGCAAACTAACAATTTAGAAACAATGGAAAAAACTTCTCCTTATGGAGCAAAGTTTGCAAAAAGAAATCTTGAAGCAAATAAATCATTATTAACTTTTTATGAGAAGTATGGAAACTTAATAAATCCTATGGATTTAAATGGACAAACAGTTAAAGGACAAAAAGCATATTTGCATAATATGATAGCAATGCAATCTTTGTTAAAAGGACAACCTGTAAAGTTTTATTCTAACGCAGATGCTAAAGAACCTGATATGACTATAACTTTAGAACAATTTAATAATGATCTTGGTGAACTACGACCAAGTACAATTAAAGCCTTTAACAAACATATTACAGGACGAGTTTCAGCACTAAATGCATTAATAGAAGATGATGAGTCTAGTTTATTTGCATCACAATTATCAGCACTTACACCAAACCAAGTTCAGGAAAGCACATACAACTCTTCTGCATTAGAAAGTTTATTTAATGGAAAACCTTCAAATCAAATTAAAGGTCTTAAGACAATAGAAAAAATAATACAAAATAATGATCCAAGTTTTACTTTGAATGGTAATTACGATTTTGATCCAACAAATGTAATGCACTTGCGAATGTTTGAAAAAGTTGGATTTTTTCCAAATGTTTACAAAAAAAGAATTGATAAAGAAATATTTCAAAATAGAAATTTACAAGTCCTTGAAACAATTATAAATAGAGATGTTTCAATGGGTGTTGAAGATAATACATTTCGTAGACTTGATCTTAGTGAAAACGCTTTAAAATTTATAGACAAAGTAGATGCACTTACAAACATAGGTATACCACTTGATGCAACAGTATTTGATTTACCTACAGTAGAAGAAAGATTAAAACAGTTATCAACGGCTACAGGAGAGAAACTACCACTTATTAAACAACGGGCAAAAGAAGCGGCAGAAAAAGCAATATTTGATGTAGATGGAATTACAAATAGATTTGGACTTGGAATTGCAGAAGGTAGGTTTGGTGGTAACTTAATAGAAGATGATGCCTTCTCACAATCAATTATTAATGATATTAAAACAGCTACATTTGTATCAGCTAAAATACGACCAGATGCTTCATTAAGTGATTTAAAAGAAATAGCAAAAGATACACTAATTAGATTTGCAGGTACAGGGCAAATAGGTGTAAGCAAATATACAAAACCATTATTTGGACCCAATAGTGGAGATACAACTAAATCTCAATTAGTTAAATATCCAATAGAAAATCATAAATTAATTGATCCAAATACAGGAGAAACAACAACAAAACATATAGACGCTCTAATGTATAGAGCATACTTAGATACAGTACCAAAAGGCGAAAAACCAAGAAAATGGAAAGATATTAAGGATGTTATATATGTTATACCATTATCTGAACAAGGAAGATTTACATCACCTGAATCACCACTTCTTGAAAGATATACTGTACATATGATAGATGACACAGGTATTAATGGTGGCTTATCTTTAACAGGAATAGGGCAAGATGGTCCACTTATAATTAATCCTTTTAATGTATTTAGAAAACTAAAAGATAATGAAGTTGCTAGTGATGATGCAAATAATGCAATAATGGGAACAAGTACAAGAAATAAATATGAATACAGTGATCTTTCTATAGAACAAAAAGTAGAAGTTGCAGAAAGAATAAATATGGGTGGTGCATTGCGTGAACAAATAGAAACATTTAATGATTTTGTGAGTGTATTAAATGAGTAAAGATGTATATGAAAGTGCCGAACAATTACCAAATCCAGAACAAAAAAGTTATTTAGGTTCACAAACTGCTGAATCTATAATACTAGATGATGTTGCTCAACCTAAGACTCTTATACATAGACCACAAGATGATCAATCATTTAGAGGTGATTTTGTAGATTTGTTTATGTTAAATACAGTTGGTCAACTTGTAGATAAATATAAGTTTGGTAGAGAAACAGGAGATTTTGATCCTAACTATGAACCAATGATGGACATAGAAGGTTATGAGCCAAATTACAAACAATTTATAGAATCTAAAAATTCAATACATACACAAATAATAAAAGATCAAATTGATAGAAATACTGCACGTAGAGAAAGAACAGCAGATGCAGGTTTTTTTACTCATTTAGGTGCAGGTATTATTGATCCTGTAGTTTTAATACCTATATTCGGCGTTAAGGGCGTTGGTCTTGTAAAAAATTTTATGAGAACAGCAGGACAGATAGGAGCGGCAGAAGTGCCTAACCAATACCTTAGATATAATCTTGATCCTACAATGACTAAAAGTGAAGGTGTAGCTACTGTTGGATATAGTATGTTGTTTGGTGGTGCTTTAGGTAGTGCTGTCGGTGCATTAAAGAAAACTATGCCTGAAGATGCATATGCTAAATCTTTTAATGGCAAATCGCTGACAGAGCACTTAGAAAAATATAATGAAAAATATAATCAAGCTACTGTAAAATTTAATGTTGGAGAAACAACTTTTGATCTTGACCCAACAAATGCTGTATCAGGTATTGTTTTTAAAAAAATGGAAGGCAAAAAAGGTTTTAATAATCCCGGTAAAAATTTAACAAAAAAAGGTAAACGCCGTGCTAAAATAAATGTTCGTAGTAATTTAGATTTAGATAGTAATAATACAATATATACTAAAGAGCAAATAAAAGGTTTACTTAATCAAACAGATGATCTTGTTAAATACGAAAAAGATATAGCAACATTTTCTAAAGTTGCAGACTATGATGTAAAAGCAAACATTCTTAATTTTGATGAAAGAGTAGCCAAAGGACAATGGATAAACAAATTATATTTAGATCAATTTAGAAAACTTAAAGTAAAATTACCTGAAGGTATGTTAAAAACAGAAGAAGATTGGTTTCATTTTAATGCTGTTAGAGCAATAGGCGAAAAAGTATATAGACCAAAAACCAAACAATTTAAATCAGATATTGCATATCAAAAAGCATTAACAGAGTGGACAATAGATTATGTGCAAAAACCTGTAAATGCAAATTATAAAACAGATGTTGGTGTCTTATTAGGCACATTAGAAAAAGCAAGTCCATTAAGAAGAGGATTAGAAAATATATATAATAATAAAAAAATTAATGATGATGACAAAAGTTATTATGCAAGAAAATTATATGAAATAACAGGCAATCACGGGACTATATTAGAAGCTAATAGATTAGGAGTACATAGTCCAAGTTCTATTGCTATGGATTTATCTGTAAAACATTTTGCAAGATATTTACAACATATTGCTAAAATAGAAGATGAGTTTCATAGACTATATGGTTTTGATGAGTCTATGTCTAATATGCAAAGAAGAGGTAAAGGTTTTGTTATTGCTACAAAAAATACCGTAAAAAAAGTAGGTAATTTTTTTGCAAGAAATAAAACTGCAACACCTCGTAATTTAAGTAAAGTAGAATTTTTTGAGTTAGTAGGTGAAGCCAGATTAGATAAATCTATTTTAACAAGACTAACAGGTGAAGAAAAAAAAGCTGTAGTTAATTCGTTAAAAGAAGTAGACCAATTTTTTAAATTTTATAATAAAGAAGCAAGTAGACTTGGTATGTTTGCTACACAAGGTGCACAAACACAATTATTAAGAAAGTTTGAGTTTGCTAGAAGTGAAATAGATAAAGATTTAGGGCAAACATTAAAAAAAGAAATAGATGATTTTCTTGCAGAAAAAAGGCAAGAATATTTTACAGCAGGTGTAAGATCAGATCCTATGGCATTTATGACAGAAAAATCAGAAATTATAAATTCATTGTCTGCAACACAAAAAGCACAAGTAAAAAAAAAATTAGAATTAGAACGAGATATTAATTTTGCACAAAGAGATATTCCTAATTTACCAAACAAAGAATCTACAATAGAAGATTATATGCCATTAGTATTTAATCACGAAAAAGTAAAAAAAAATGAAACTGCATTAAAAGATATGTTGCAAAGAAATGTAGAAGAAATGATAGAACAAGCACCTTTTCCAGGAAGCAAGTATATAACTACAAGAGCAAGACTAAGAGAAGAAGGATATCCTGATAAAGGGTTTAACATAAGTAAATTTGAAGGTGATGATGTACCTGCTAATGAACGTCAAGAAATTATTAGAGCAGAAGTAGAAAGACGGCATACATATATTTTAGAAACACAATCGAAGTTTCAAGATATAGAAGGTATTAACAATATAGATAGAACATATACAGGTGCAGGCAAAATAGGTTCTAAAAATTTATTAGCACGAGAAACAGATATACCACCTTCCGAGTTTGCACCATTTGTAGAAACTGATATTAACTTTGTAATGAGAAGTTATTCGCAAAGAATGGGAGGTGCAATAGAATTTACTAGAAAATATGGTGATACACATATGAAAGATTTTCTTAATCATTTAGAAATAAAAATGTTAAGAGCAGGTATGGATAAAACAGAAATAAACAAAGTAATGAATTCGTTTCAAGATGAAAAAGATAAGTTATTAGGTACATTTTATAGTGCCGACCCTACTGCTCTTACTGCTCGTGGAGTTGTAGCACTACGAAATATGATTAGTCTTGCATATATGGGTAAAGTTGCCTTATCGGCTTTACCTGAAGCAGGTCGCCCTGTTATGGTTAATGGTTTTCAAAAAACATTTAGAATGGGTTTGAATAACTTATTTGACGCACAAAATGGATTTGCCAAGTCTAATTTAAAAGACATAAGATATTTTGCTCCATTTCAAGAATTAGCTGTAGCTATGACTAATAGATATGTTTATGAAGGTGGCATTACTCTTGATGCTACAAGGTCTGGTAGAATTTTTGATAAATATTTTGGACAATATGCAGAGAGAGCACAGGAGTATTTCTTTACATTTAATGGTTTGCAACCTATGACATATTACTACAAAACATTTAATAGTATGATTTCTATACATAGATTTTTAGAAGATAGTATAAAATGGAGTAAAGGTAAATTATCTAAAGCAGAACAAGATCGTCTTTTGTCATATGGTATAAATAAAGATATGGCTAAAGTAATTGCTCGTATGCCTATAGAAAAAATAAAAACTGATGACCCTAACTTACCCGGGTTGCTTGCAAATATGACAGAGTGGCATAAATATGATGGTGGTATTGTAGCAAGAGATGTATTATCTAAAGCCATAAAAACAGATGTAGATAGAGCGATAGTAACACCTACTGCAGGTGATGCTCCAAATATGATGAGTGGTGTTATTAGAATAAATGATGAAGGTATTACACAATTATTTGAAAATAAATTGTTTAGAAAATTTATAGAAATAATTTCTGTAGGTAAAGTAGATCGAACAGAGTTTGGAGTAAAAATAAATTCTGCACCATTACAGTTATTAACACAATTTTATTCTTGGGCGTTTGGTGCAAATGGTAAAGTTTTAATATCTGCAACACAAGGTAGAGAGGCAGGAGCAAATATGTGGGCAGGAATGAGTACAATGATTGGTTTAGGTATGTTTGCAGATTGGGCAAAAAATCCACAATATTGGGAAAACAAAGAAACAACTGAAAAAATTATTAGAGGTGTAGAACTGTCAGGTACTATGGCATTACTTGGTGATCTTAATTTTACAATGGAAACAATGAGTGGTGGTATTACAGGACAATCTGTAGGACTAAGACCTATGTTAGGGGTAGAGCCACGATTTGGTGATGCTGACGAACACGACGCTTTTACAAGTATTATAGGAGCAGGTCCTGCCGCAATTTATGAGTTATCAAGAGCATTAGGTGGTAGTGATTTTACTAATGAAGAAAAACACGACACAATAAAAAGACTACTACCATTGTCAAATACTTACATTATAGGTAATATGATTGAAAACATATATGATGGAATAAGAGGTATATAATGACATTAGTGTCAGCACAAAATACACCTAGACATAGTTTTACTGCAACAGCAAGTCAAACAACATATACTATTACGTTTGAATTTTTTGCTATTGCTGATTTAAAAGTATATGTAGATGGTTCTTTAGCTACATACAATGCTAATCCTACTACTACAACAACATATAAAGTAACAGCAACTAATTCGTCTAGCGATAGTGCGTATGAGTTTGGTACGGGTGCAACTATTACATTTGGTAGTGGTCATACTGCAGGACAAAAAATTGTTATTATACGAAAAATAGATATAGAAAGAACAACTGATTTTCCTGTAAACGGAGCATTTGATGTTACTGCATTAAATACAGAATTAGATAAAAATATAGCAATATTTGCCGAGCACAATGATAAATTAGATAGAACAATTAGACTAGATGATCATAGTGCTAGTGGTACATTAACAATACCAACAACAAGAGCAGATAAAATATTATCTTTTGATAGTTCAGGTAATGTTTCTGTAAGTTCACAACCTATTTCAGGTGGTGTAACAGTAAGCACATTATCAGCCGGAGCATCAGCTACAGGTTCTTATAATTCTACAACAGGCGTGTTATCACTTGGAATACCACAAGGTGCAACAGGTGCAACAGGTGCGGCAGGAGCAGATGGAACAGGTAATTTTAACAGTTTTACAATCACAGATGGCTCCACATCACAAACAATAGAAGATGGAAATACACTTACACTAACAGCAGGTACTAATATGCAAGTATCAGTAAGTGCAACAGATACAGTAACAATAACTAACACAGCACCTGACCCTGTTGCATTAGCTATAGCTTTAGGTTAATATAGGAAACAATATGGCAAATACATTTAAAGTAAAAACAAAAGCAAGTGTAAGCAATAGTTCTTTAGATACAATATATACTGTGCCTTCGAGCACAAGTACAGTTGTATTAGGTATGGCATTAAGCAATAAAACAACTAATGCAATAACTGCAGATGTACAATTAGTAAGTAATACTTCTGATACAGAAACAAATGCAGATGTCTTTTTGCTAAAAGGAGTAGATATACCTGCTAATACTACACTTGAGGTGTTTGGAGGACAAAAAGTTGTCGTGCAAACAACTGATGTTATTAAAGCACAAGCAAGTGCCGCAACGGCATTAGATGTTGCATTGTCAATTATGGAGATAACCTAATGCCTTATCTCGGATCTTCACCTACTACATCATCAGTAGCACTTGCAAAACAAGATTTTACAACAAGTGCAACAACTTCTTATACTCTAGCTAATTCAGTAACAAGTGCAAATGATATAGCTTTATTTATTAACAATGTAAGACAAGAGCCAACGTATGCATATAGTGCATCTGGTACTGCATTAACACTTACAGCCGCAACTACAAGCTCAGATGATATGTACTGTGTATATTTAGGTAGAGCAGTAGGTACAATAAATCCTGCTAGTGGTAGTGTAGGTGTAGGGGAATTATCAGCCACAGGTACAAAAAACAGTACAACATTTTTACGAGGTGATAATACTTTTGCAACTCCAAGTGGTGGTGCATATGAAACAGCATTGTTACATGTAAGGCAAGAAGAAAGCAGTGGTGGTGGAAGTGGTAGTATGTCTACAAGTGCTTGGAATACAAGAACTCTTAATACAGTAATGACAAATGAAATAACAAGTGCATCTTTAAGCTCAAATCAAATAACTTTGCCAAGTGGTACTTATTATATTTATGCCTATGGATTAGGTTATGCTTGTACTAAACATCAAACAAAATTATATAACACTACAGATGCTTCCGATGTATTACTAGGTAATAGTAGTATGGCTCATGCAACTTATGGTCAAAATACACATAGTATTGTAAGTGGTCGTTTTACTATATCAGCTCAAAAAGTTTTTGAACTACAATCAAAATCATCATCTGCCAGAGCAACTAATGGAATGGGTGTTCATGCAGGATTAGGTACAGAAGTTTACACAGATGCAAATATATGGAAGGTGGGATAGATGGCTATTATAAAAGCAAACAATAATACACTTAGTTTAGTAACTGCATTACCTAGTGGTTTAGGTGGTAAAGTATTGCAAATAGTACAAAATTGGGATGACCAATATGCAACATATACAAATACAAGTGTAGATGCACAAGCTACAGTATTAAGTCAAGCAATTACACCAAGTGCAACAACAAGTAAAATATTAATACAAGTAAATTTATGTGTAAGTGTAACAAGTAGTGGTAATAAACATTATGGATTAGTAATGTATAGAGGTTCAACTGAGATAGGAAGTGGTGATAATACAAGTTGGAACACAGGAGTTGGAGAAACACATAGTGCTGTATATATGGGTCAGTACACACAACCAGATAGAATACTTACAGGAGTATATTTAGATTCTCCTAATACTACATCATCAATTACTTATAATATGAAAAGTTTTATTCACGATTTTGGAACATCAATTACAGCAAAAACTTTAGTCGTTAATGGTGGTGGATATAATTATAACAATAAAGAAACATCTATTACATCATCAAGTATAACTTTAACAGAAATAGGTGCATAATGGTAAATATAGTAGATGCAATATTATCCTTAGATCCAAATGCAAGGGTAAAAGTAATAGGTGAAGATTACAATCAAATAACTTGGTATGACAATAATCCAAATAATATTACTGTAACACAAATTAAAACTAAAAAAGCAGAATTAGATGCAGTAGATGTAGCTAATGAATATAAAATGCAAAGAGAAAAAGAATACCCAAGTATAGGAGATCAACTTGATGCTTTATATCATGCTAATGTTTTCCCTAGCGATATGGCTTCTAAAATACAAGCAGTTAAAAACAAATATCCAAAGCCGAGTGAATAATGCAGTTAACTAAAAACATAATACGATTTAGTAATTTTTTAATTAAAATACCAAAAGCTATGAAGGGTTTATGGGATAAGTCTGAAAATCGTTGGGGTTATAAAAAGAATGACAGATAAGAATATTCAAGATGTAGCAGCAGAGATGAAAGCTCATGAAAGAGAATGCCAGGTATACAGAGAGACTACACAAAGAAGTTTAGATAATTTAGAAAGTCGTATTAAGAGATTGGAGTTGTTAATCATGGCATCAACAATGACAATCTTAGGTTCAGTATTCTTATTGTTATCCAAAGGGTTATGACCCAGTGCTTGATCCTATAAGTTTGGCAACAAGTGCATTTGCTGCCATAAAGTCTGGTGTAGAAGTCGGAAAAAGTCTCAATGATGTAAGCCACCAGATTGTAAAATTTGTTAAGCAAATGACTGTGGTTGAAGAAGAACATAAGAAGAAAAAAAGTAGTTGGTTTACCTCTTCTAATGAAGAAGCTTTAGATACATACTTTAAGCTTAAAAAAGTACATGACATGGAGAATCAACTAAGAGAACTTTTTATGTGGTATGGTGCTCCTAATGCTTGGGACGAGTTTATAGCAATTAGAAGTGACATAAGAAAAAAGAAACAAAAAGAAAAAGAAAGAAAAGCAAAAGAACGAGCAGAGTTAATTAAGATAGCATCTTATATTGGTGTTGGAATCTTAGTTGTAGCTGCTATCGTTGTGTTTGCTTTAAACTATAAAATGTTAACATCCAAATAGGAGAACTATATGATTTTTGGAGCAGTAGCTGGTTTACTTGGTGATGTAGTCAAAGGATATTTTGAGACTAAAAAACAAAAGGCCAAACAAAAGTTATTACAGGTACAAGCAGAAACAAAGATTATGGAGAAGAAAGTCACTGGTGAAATTGATTGGGATATGGAAATGGCCAAAGCATCAGACAACTCATGGAAAGATGAGTGGCTCACCATAATTTTTACCATACCATTAATCATGCTTTTGCTAGGGCAAGAAGAAAGAGTACATGCTTTCTTTCAAGCTTTAGAGACAGCTCCACCTTTTTATCAGTATTTGTTAGGTGTAATTGTAGCTGCCAGCTTTGGATTCAGAGGAGCTTCTAAGTTTCTCAAGAAGTAGAACAATGTTTTTCAGCATTAAATACTGGTGGTATGGCTATCTGTATGACATAGGTAAAAAGCTATCTATGCTTGGATGGCACAAACAAAAAGGTTTACTAGAAATTAAAAGGAGAAAAGAATGGCTAAAAAGGATCAAGAAATCCTAAGTGAAATGCATTTAGCACTAACAGAAGATCTTCTTAACAGAATTAAATCTGGTGAAGCCAAAGCAAGTGAACTTAATGTAGCTCGACAGTTTCTCAAAGATAACGATATTACAGCAATACCAACAGATGACTCAGCTATTAAACAGTTAGTAGAAGAGTTACCTTTTGACGAAGATGGAGATGCCTTACACTAATGTTAGGAATCTTAATTGAAGCAACAGCTTCTATTGCTGCTGTAATATCTGTATGGAGTTATGGCAATCACTCTAAGAATGCACCCTATATCGGACTTATTAGTCAATGCTTTTGGTGGACATTTGCTATCTACTTTAACATGAAATTCATTATGTTGTTAAATGCTTTTATGACTTTCACACACATAAGAAACATGTATCGATACAAACAATTAACTAAGGAGAAATAATATGCCAATGGGTAAAGGAACATATAAAAAACCAGGAAGACCTAAAAAGAAAAAGAAAAATGGTATGTGCTCATGATTACTTACCTACTTATTAATTTAGCAATTTATATTATATTTTAAGGAGTTGATATGGCTAGACCAGGATTGTATGCCAACATACATGCAAAGAGAAAAAGAATAAAAAGAGGTAGTAATGAAAAAATGAGGAAGCCTGGACAAAAAGGTGCACCTACTGCTGCTAATTTTAAACAAGCTGCAAAGACAGCTAAGAAGAGAAAAAAGAAAACTAGGAGAGCTTAATGGCAAAACTTACAGCAAAACAAAAAACTTTACCAAAACATCTTCAAGCTAAGATAAAAAAGGCTAAGATAAAAAAAAGAAAGGCCTAGAATACCCTGAGATTCACATTTGCAACCCTATTAATAGTAACAGTCATTATTTTAGATAATAGCTCTGTACGAGCCTTATATCGCCATATAGGAACAATGGATGCCAAGAAAGAAGAAATCAGTCAAATTATCAGTCGGTAGAGGAGAAAAACTCTCTACAAAGAAAGGTGCAGGGTTAACAGCTAAAGGAAGAGCTAAATATAACCGAGCAACTGGTAGCAATTTAAAAGCACCAGCACCTAATCCTAAGACTAAAAAAGATAAAGCCAGAAAGAAAAGTTTTTGTGCTCGTATGAGAGGTATAGTTAAAAGATCTAAAAACTCAGAAAGAGCTAGAGCTTCACTAAGACGATGGAAGTGTTAGGCAAGCTAAAAGACTTTAAGAACTTTTTGTACGTCTGTTGGAAACATCTTAACTTACCACATCCAACACCAGTCCAGTATGACATGGCTGATTACATACAAGATGCAACACTTCGCAGACTTGTAGTTCAAGCTTTTAGAGGAGCTGGTAAGTCTTGGATAACATCGGCATTTGTATGCCACCAACTCCTGCTTGACCCTCAGAAAAACATATTGGTCGTATCAGCATCTAAGACAAGAGCTGATGACTTCTCTACGTTTACTCTGAGACTAATCCACGAGATTCCTATACTTGCTCATCTCAAACCTAGAGATGGACAAAGAATGTCTAAGATCAGCTTTGATGTTGGTACAGCACAAGCAAGTCATGCACCCTCAGTTAAATCTATGGGTATCACTGGCCAGCTAACTGGATCACGAGCTGATATCATTATTGCAGACGATATCGAGTCTGCCAACAATTCCCAAACACAACTCATGCGAGACAAACTCTCAGAGACAGTCAAAGAGTTTGAATCTATCGTTAAACCAGGTGGTCGTATATTATTTCTCGGTACACCTCAAACTGAAATGTCAGTGTACAATCAGTTAGACGAGAGAGGTTACAAGACTCGTATCTGGTGTGCTCGTTATCCTGATGATAAACAAAAGGTAGCTTACAGTCACAAACTAGCACCTATCATTAGTGAGTCTGATGGAGAAACAGGTAGTCCTACTGATCCTAAACGATTCGATAAAGACGATCTGTTAGAACGTGAGTTATCGTATGGTAAATCAGGGTTTGCCTTACAGTTTATGCTTGATGTATCTCTATCAGATGCTAACAAGTATCCTCTCAAGATTAATGACCTTATGGTTCTCTCAGGAGTACACACCTGGGAAGAAGCACCAGTCAGCCTAAAGTGGGCATCAGGTGTAGACCAATTAGATGCCTGTAAGATGCTGCCTAACTTAGGACTAAAAGGTGACTACTGGGTAGCTCCCATGCACATAGCAGATGACTATGCCGAGTGGGAGGGATCAGTAATGGCCATCGATCCTGCTGGTAGAGGTAAAGATGAAACTGGTTATGCTGTAGTAAAAATGCTACATGGTAACCTATACCTAACAGCATCTGGTGGATTACTAAATGGTTATTCTACTGATAGCCTTAGAAAGCTCTCAGAGGTTGCTAGAGAGCAAAATGTCAACCAGATGATAGTTGAGTCCAACTTTGGTGATGGTATGTTCTCACAGCTCTTAAAACCAGTTCTAGCTAGTATCTATCCTTGTACAATAGAAGAAGTTAGACATAGTACACAAAAAGAGAAAAGAATCATAGATACATTAGAACCAGTATTCAATAGTCATAAACTCATAGTAGACGAGAAGATTATTAAGGATGACTTTGAGTCAACACAAGATCTTAAGTATAAGTTGTTCTATCAGATAACACGATTAACAAGAGATAGAGGTGCACTTATCCATGATGATAGACTAGAAGCTCTATCTATGGCAGTTAACTACTGGACTGAGATAATGGATAGAGATGCAGAAGATGCTGTAAGTGAACATAAAGAAAACCTACTAAGAGAAGAACTAGATAGGTTTATGGAACACAATATAGGGAGACAAAGACAAAGCCATAACTGGATCAATAGGTAAAAATCTATGTGCTACTGGTTATAGATAGGGTCAGGGGAGAGAGATACTATAAGAGTAACTATAAGAGTAACTATAAGTCAGACTATAAGTCTAACTATAAGTCTATATTATAAGAGTAATTATAGGAGTAGTAATAAGAGTAACACTATTAGTATACTTAGGGTTAACTAATAGTTAACTAGAAGAGTAACTATAAGTGTACCTATGCACTCCTGCATACACCTTTTTATTTTGGTACAAAAATATGAGGGGGATACACGTATAGTATGGCCGTAGATTTCCCCATTATGATTATCGCAATCATCAAATTTTTAGGTGGATAGTGGCACTTAAAATGTCATTACTTATGGCCTAACAAACAGATTTGTTATAGTTGCAACAGATTATATATTTATTGCTATAATTATATTGATGAGATCTAAGCATTTAATTTTTTGTGTTGGCTGTCTGTGTTTTATG